CGCCCGCTCCTTGACCGCGAAGAAGTCCGACAGTTTGTTGCGCTGAAAGATCGTCCATTGATCCTCGATCGACAAGGATCGTTTCGCGCGCTCCGCTTCCTTGGTCCGGTTTCCCGAGATCATCGGCCGCCGGGCTCGCTCATCCCATGCCCGGATGCCTAGCGCCGCCGCGAATGTCCGATCGTCCCGATTGAAGTTCTCCGCACCAATAGAATCACCATCTCGGGTAATCGTCCGCATTTCCTCCAGCATTTCCATAGAACGCACGAGAAACGCTCCGTTATGAAAATAGTTGCGGCACGCCTCCATGATCTGCACTTTGTTTTGCTCGTTTGTTTTCCACTGCCACGACTGCCCAGCAACCATCGAGTCTGATCGCGTATAGATATACTTCTGCGCGTTCTGAAAGATGTCCGCGATGCCTTTTTCACGGGCTGCTGTGCGCAGATATCCCTGGCGCACGATGTTCTCGGTAGACTGAAACTGCCGCCACACTTCCTCGCCCGGGCCGTTAATCTCCATGATGAAATAGACCCGGCACCCGGTTCGCGTCGAGCCGTAATAGCCGATGAGGGTCCACAACAGCCACGCGAACTGGTGCGGCTGGATCGTCGCCGACGCATATTCACCGACCTGATCCACCCCATCTGCGTAGCAGCGCAACACCTGAACGGCGCTGTTATTGTTTTTCTCGTCATGCCCGAACGCCGGGTCCGCCGACACGATGTAGACGCTATCGGAAACCGGCTCCTCCCACATGCGGAACTCGACCTCGCGCCGCGTCGTCGCGGAACGCATGTCGCATGTTACGAAATCGAGCCCAGGCCAGAACTTGAACGATTGCGGCTTCACCTCCTCGATCAGCCGCGCCGAGGCCGCCGTCAACTTGTCCGCCATGAAGAACGCGGAGCCAGTCTGCTGAAACGCGTCGTCCTCGACCCAGGCTTGTTCCTGGGTCGTGATCGCGTCCTCGGGGTCTTCGTCGTCGAGATCACGGGAGGGATCGGTTTTCCACCTGATCCACGCCAACTGTTCAGGCGTGATCTCCCAACCGTAGTCCTTGGCTACCGCATCCATGCGCTCGTTTTCACGCTTGTTCGGCGGCTCGGCAGCGTAGACGCTGAACCGGGCGTCGGAGCGCGGGATCGCCTGATTGTCCTTCGACCACCAGCCGAGGAACAGCGTGCGCTTGGTATAGGGGTCGTCCTTGGCCTCCTGCCACATGCGATACCACAACTCGTACCCGCGCCCCGTTGATTCCCAAATGTAAAGCCGATCCTCGTGCTCCTCCGACAACGATTGCCGGTAGGATTTGACGCCCTCCTCGCTCGCCCATGACGAGATTTCCGACCCGTGAGAGAGGTTGAGACCGAGCGACCGACCCAACCCCCCGCCCGATCGGCTATTTTTTGTCCCGGCTTGGCGAAACATCAGCCACGAATCGTTTTCCAGAACCAGCGCATCGCGGCTATCCGACTTGATGCCCGGGAAATGCAGGCGTTTCGGGAGGTTTTGCAGGGATTCGACGATCTCTCGGCGAGCGGCAGCGGTGTTGAACGCGGAGTCGAACACCAGCGAACCACGTAACCCCTCGTGCATGCCTAGCCAGAACAGATCGAGTGCCCGCGTGCCAGTAGAAATGCCTAATTGGCGGCTTTTTAACACAAAAATTTCGTGAATATCCTCGGCCAGCGCCTCGAACACCGTGTCGTAAAACATATGCTGGGCGCGGTACAGGTTCTCACCGAGGCGCACCCGTCCGTCCTTCGACGAGATGACGACGTGGTTAAGGAATTCGTAGAAGCCGTCCCGAAACGCGGAGACTTTGGCCGGCGTCCAGGCCGTCATCGGGCGTTCATCGGTGTGGTGCCCACGGCTGTAACGCCTTCTCGGCATCCTGCGCCCGTGCCGCCGCAAGCTCGACCCGCGCCTGAACACTCGACCAGAACTGCGGCTGCACCGGCATCGGATCTGTCGTCAGGAACACGATAGGCTCACCCCCGCCGGGAGGCATGATGACGACGGCCCCGGCAAACTCCGCCGGTTCGATCTTCTCGATCCGCGCTGCCATATCGTGAAAGGGTTGCGATTGCTCAGTCATCCCGCCACCCGCCGCCGCCTATGTATATCCGCTGAATCCAGTGGCCTGTGACGAACCCCGGACCCTGCTCGTCGATAAACCAGACAGCCTCGCCGCGATCATATAGTTCACGCTGTTCTGGCGTAAGTTCATCAAGCCGCATCAAGGGTTGCGATTGCTCGGTCATGCCTCGTCCGCCTCACCGTACCCGTGGTCATATACGCCTTGCACGCTCTCCCGCAAAGCCTGCCCGATCGAAGGCGCATTCATCACCTGCCGCGCCAAATCCGGCGGGACACCCGTGTACGTGCTCGTCTTGCCCGTCCGTTTCCAGACGACGACGAGCTTCCCGTCCTCATAGCCGATCTCCTGGACCGCCGACGAATAGACCTCACGCATCTCCATCGCTCACATTCCCGACGCAAACAGCACCGGCAACGTCAGGATGCGGGTCGCCGGACGCTCCCGCCTCAACCGATGCAGCCACATCGTAAACAGCCGCTCGCCCATGAACCCGAGGATACGGTTCTCGCCGCCGGCCCACGGCAACATCTCGTAGACCTTCGGCATAACCCGCCACCACAGTTGCATGTAGTCGTCGAACAAATCCCAACGCATGACGAACTGGTGAAAGGCGGTTAGGTAGTGCATCCTGCCGTCGCCCAACCCCTCCCGCTTGGCGACATAGGCGAAGACCTCCCATTCCATCTCGCCGTGGCTGCGGCGAAACTGCTCGGCCAGCGTCATGTCCATGAGTAGCGGGCGCGGCGCGATCACGTCGTAGCCACTCATCCTCTCCCACAGGTCTTTGTCGCGGGACGCCAACCATACCTGATACGGCAAAAACACGTCCGCCGATACATCCATCACCTGCCGCCCCGGATCGGCGTTCCCCTGCTCGCTCAACGAGGCCAACATCGGATGATCACTGTCAATCATCGGCTGAAACAGGAACAACCGTCTCCTGCCCTGAAACCCAACGAAATCGTCCGGTGCGTTTTTCCACACCCAATAATGGCAGCGTGCCTCAAGGTATTGCTGTTGCAGCGCAATGTTATCGCCCGTCCTATCGTCCCCGCCACCGACCACGAAACGCGATACGATGCCCGCACCGTTCAGCGCCGCACAGTTGTTGTGCTCGATTATGTAGATGTGCATGGGCGTTCTGGTGCCTGCAGCATTTCCAATTCCCGATCCGGCACGGGATATACCTCCATTACACCGTCAACTACGGCATAAAAACACGGGACGCCCATCGGCTTCATAAATGGCTGCATGAGATGAATTAGTTTTAATTGTTTCATCTCATCCTCGGACACTCTATTAAGGGGAAAATCTATCCAACTAAATACGCAAATAACACCACGCCAATGCGCCGGCCACGGATACCTGTCTTTCCCCACTTCAAATTTCGTTGGTTCTTCACACACCGGCGATAATCTCCGCCATCTGCTTGCAATGGCGATCCCAGGTCCAATAACCCGGCGATAAACCCGCTGTCACCACCCCTTCATAAGCCACGTTTAGCCCGTGAACGATGCCTTCTACCTCATCACCTATCGTCGGCAGCAACCATCCCTTACAATCAATTAAATCCTGTTGCCCGAAATCCCCCCGATAGACCACAGGCACCCCGCAGGCCATCGCCTCCATCGCCACGAAGTTCGTGCCCCCCTCGCAGCGGTTCGGAAACAGCGCCACGTCCACCCCGCCGTAAACCTCCGCCATTCGCCAGTTCGGGCGCGGCTCGACGAACTCGAACTGGTGCGGCTTGATGCCGGCGCGCTGCGTCCACGCATGGAAATTCGGTCGCCCGATGTGCCAACCGGGCGGCGACCCGTGCTCCCACCTCCCCTCGAAGTCGGGCGATGCTCCGAAAGGCGAACCCCAAGCCGCCACCAACACCGCGTCATCGTGCTTCTCGGCGAACAGCTTGAACGCCTCGATTACGAGGTCTTGTCCTTTTCGCCACTCAACCTTGCCGCCCGAGAAGACCCTGAACCGCCCGTCGTCCCGCTTTCGCCGAACAGAAGGATTGAAGATGATAGGGTCAATCCCCTCGTGGCAAAGAACCGCCTCCACTCCGAAGCCCGCAAGGACTTCCTGGTTCCATCGGCTTGCAACGACAACAGCATCGTATCCCTTGAGTCGTCCGACATTGGCTTCCACCATCTCGACGTTCTCGAACACCGGGCACGCAATCGTTGGCCTGCCCTGCAACCGCCCGCCGTTGACCGGAGCCGCCACAAGATCGTTCCCCAACGGCACCAGCAACGGACTGCCGATCCGATGATCCCCCCGGTTGGGCGCGATGATGTGGGTCTGCACGTCGCGCGATTGCCTCACCCGCTCGCGCAACAAGGGCCAGCGCGGATCGTCAGGCGGCAGCTCCGCCGTCAATTCCGGTAAGGTAGAGACCGCCGTTCCGGGCCAATTCAAACAATACCCCAACCCTCTAACACCCCACCCAAATGTCGATGCAATAGGCCACGAAAATAATATCTCACTCATAATCTGCGGCACTCCGCATTAGTGACTGCGTATTCACCAAACAATAATACCGCTGCCTCGTCATACGCCGCCACCGCCTCTTCTTGAGTGTCGAACAGACCAAGATGACGGGTTTTCTGATTTACCGTTATTCTAGCACGCCATCGGCAGTCATCGGCCTTCACGTCTCGCGAGCCTTCAAACAGGCGATGCAGAGCGCGAGAGCCAACGTCTCGCCGTTGGCAATCCGCAAGGAACCAACCGAGGCGACTGGACGACCATGATCGATGCCAACCGCCCACCCCGCCACAACCTCGGGCACGAGAGTCGCCGCCGCGTCGAGCGAGGTCGTGTAAGCAGGGTATTTGTCCGGCTGAGAATGGGGATGGATCTCGAACCAGATATGTTCGTCCAACCTTCCGCTACCCTCGCTCGCCGCCTCCAACCGCGTGATCAAATCTTCGTTCATCACACCGGCACCCCGGACGCCAACTCAACCCACTCACCGTTGCCTTCCTCGACAAACCGATCCACGTCGATCCGCATCTTCAGCCACGCATCCTTCATGTGCTCCGGCGCTTTCTC